ATGTATGCAGGGGCGCAAACGTCTCGTTTAACTTCTAATTGGATTGCTGGTAATTCATCGGCTGACGCTGAGATAAAAGGAAGCCTTAAACAACTAAGGCAAAGATCACGCCAAGTTTGCAGAGATAACCCCTACGGAAGGCAAGCCATACGGTCGATTGTCTCTAATGTTGTTGGTCCTGTTGGCTTTAAAATTCAATCACAAATTAAACAGCAAAGAGGTAAGAAACTAGATCAAAAATTAAATGATGTTGTTGAAACTAGATTTAAGCGTTGGGGTCGTGCGGATTCATGCGACGTAGCGGGGCGGCTTAGTTGGGTAGAGATGCAAAAACTAATTGTTAATTCTCTTGTTGTTGATGGTGAAGTATTTATAAGAATTATTCGCAAACCTTTTGGGCGTTCGTCAATACCTTTCAGCCTTCAAATTATGGAGGCAGATTTATTAGATACTGATTTCACATCCAAGAGTAGTAATGGAAATATCTACAGAATGGGTATTGAAGTAAATGAATTTAACCGACCTGTTAATTATTGTTTTTTAACAAAGCACCCCGGCGATACTTTATTTCCTGCGAGAACTGGAGAGAAAAGACATTTAATTATTCCCGCTGATGAAATTATTCATTTATTCCAGCAAGAAAGACCGTCCCAGAGCAGGGGCGTGCCAGCTATGGCAAGTTGCTTAAAAGCTTTACATGACTTAAACGGTTTTCAAGAGGCAAGCGTTATAAGAGCAAGGGCGGCAAGTTCGTTAATGGGATTCATTACAAGTCCAGAGGGTGAACTAGACGCAGGCGGAGAAGTTTACGAAGAAGAAAGAGTTACACAATTTGAACCGGGTGTCTTTAAATATTTAGATCAAGGTCAACAAATTTCCGTCCCTGATTTTGATTCACCTAATGGGGAGTTTCCCGAATTTATGGCTGCAATGTTGCGTAGTGTCGCGGCGGGTTGTGGCGTTTCCTATGAATCTGTAAGTAGAGATTTTAGTAAAACTAATTATTCTTCTAGCCGTCTTTCATTGTTAGAGGATCGTTCACAATATCGCTCAATTCAAAACTATTTAATAGATAACTTCCATACAAGAGTGTTTGAAGCGTGGTTAGAAATGGCGGTGTTAAGTGGCAATTTGAACTTGCCTAATTATGAAAGTGATCCTGATAGGTATAGATCTGTTCGTTTTGTCGCTCGTGGATGGTCATTTATAGATCCTCAAAAGGAAATTGCCGCTGCAAAAGAAGCAGTTAAGGCAGGTTTTAAAACACAAGCGCAGGTAATAGCAGAACAAGGCGGCGACATAGAAGAGCTTCTACCAGCTAGAGCCGACGAGGTAGAAAAAGCGAAGCAATTAAATTTAGTTTTTGATACTGATCTTTCGTCAAGTGTTACTACGTCAGCAAAGCAGACTATTATAGATGAAAATCAAACAGAAACTAATGGAAAAGAAACGTGATTTAGAAAATCAAATTCAAAGGCGTTCGCAAGTTGCTGATTTTACTGTTGGTGAAACTGAAAGAACTATTGAATTTCCATTTAGTAGTGAAGAGCCTGTAAATCGTGGTTACTTAGGTAATGAGATTCTTGATCACAGTAGAGAGGATTCTATTGATTTCTCTAGGCTAAATTCATCAGCCCCGTTACTCTTAAATCATGACACCTCAAAAGTGATTGGGGTAGTTGAAAGAGCTTGGCTTGACAAGGAAAAGAAGCAAGGAAGAGCGCAGGTACGTTTTGCAAATAACGCTTTAGGAAAAGAAACTTTAGAGATGGTTAACGACAAAATTTATAGAAATGTATCGTTTGGTTATTCCGTAGATGAAACAGAAGAGATCGACAAAGATAGTTATCGTGTTACAAAATTCCAGCCAGCCGAAATTAGCCTTGTAAGTGTTCCGGCTGATTTTTCTGTTGGAGTAGGAAGAGCAAAAGAAGTAAAAGAAGAGAATAAAAAAGAAGTTACTATGTCTAATAAGCAAGAATCATCTAATATGCAAGCACAGCGTATTAATGACGACGTTGCAGCGGCTCCTGTCGCATCACAAACACAACAAACTCTACCTAAAGAGAAAATGACTGACACCCCCGATCTTAGTGTGGTGCGTTCAGAAGAGCGCAAGAAGGCTCAACAAGAAGAGCGTTCCAGAATCACAAACATCAGCGCATTAGGCGCACAACATGGTTGCGAAGATTTAGCAACATCATTGGTAGAAAGCGGAGCTTCAATTGACGAAGCAAGAGCCGCCGTATTAGAGCGCATCGGTGCAAAGCCTGTAGAAACTGTTTCTCAGGTTGATATGACTCAAGAGAAAAATATTGATTACAAGTTAACAACTGGTATTCGTGCAGCTTTAACAGGTGATTGGTCATCTAAGGAGGCTGGTTATGTTCGCGAGCTTTCACAAGAGGTAGAGAGATCAGGTGTTAAGAAGACATCAGAAAGATCTTTCTTAGTTCCTTACACTGCGCTTTCAAAAAGGGCTACTTACGCGACTTCAGGCGCAACGACTGGGGGCAACCTAGTACAGACAGACCTTATGGCTGATGACTTCATCGAAGCTTTAAGAAATTCAAGCGTCATGATGTCTTTAGGTGTTAAGGCACTTCCCGGTTTAGTTGGTGACGTTGCAATTCCTAGAAGATCAGGCGTAGCAGCTACTTATTATCTTTCAAGTGAAACTACAGCAATTACACAAGCTGAAAGTACATTTGATCAGGTGACAATGACACCTAAGAACTTGGCTGCTTTAAGTAAGTATTCAAGACAGACACTATTACAGGCAACACCCGGAATCGAAGAGCTAATTAGAACAGATTTAACAGACGGTTTAAACACTGCTGTAGATCTTGGCATCCTTAACGGTTCTGGTTCATCAGGTCAACCAACAGGAATCCTCAATACAAGTGGAATCGGTTCTGTTGCTATCGGCACAAACGGCGGTGCAATCACAATTGAAACTCTTGTTGATCTTGA